TTTTATCATTATTGTTTAATATCTTTGGCAAATATCTGACTGGAAATTGTATAGAAGGTTTCATATTATATTATAATAAAAAATAAAAAATTGATAATATATTATAGAGGTTTATATAACAATGAACAACAATTATAGCAAAATGTTAAATAATATAATATGTCCCTGTGGTGGCGGTCAATCATGTATTGTAGATAGACGTGAATTGGAAGATTGGGTACATGAAGACAATCTATTTCTAGAAAATAAGTTATCGTTAAGAAAGAATTGTTTTCAAAAGTATACTAACGAACAATTAAAGGTATTGAATAATTTTCATAATAATAATAGTCATTGTTAGGAAATTTACACAGTAAATATTAATGGATATATTTCATCCAAGTTATTCTCATCCTCAAGATTTTTTTTAGCTATAAACTCTAATAATGCTTCTATAGTATTTAATTTTGAATTAAAAATCAATATTTTATCTTCTACATTACCATACTCTTTTTCAAATTTTTTTGTTTTATATTTAATAAATTCATAAATGCTATTTAAATGTTGATAAATCTTATAAATGTTATTAAAATTTGCACGCCTATACATATAGATAAGTTTTACATAGTTTTCTTTGGGTTCTTTTCTTGATGTGCTAATATCTAATAATGTGCGTAATAAACCTAATCCACCCCCTTTATGTGATGGGTGGTTTACTAAAATAAATTTGTTAAATTCTTCTTTAATACTATCATCTTTCCATAAACTATTAATAATATTTATAAATTCTTGTATAATATCATATTGGGATTCTAATTTTAGTTTTATGCTATTAAAATCTATATGGTTTAGTTTTTGTTCTATTCTATAAATAAAGCCATTTTTTTTATTAAATTTATAAAAGGTTTCTTGTCGTTTTATCGCAGACATACCCCACGCCTCATGTAATAATTCATTTGACATGTCAATTATTTTTGTGAGAGAATATTTATCTTCTTTCATAATAATCTTTAAATCTTTGTGAAAATTATTTTCTGATAAAATATCAAAATTTTTTTCTGTTGAAATGTTTATTTGAGGTCTCGCTAATAATCTTATATTTGTGTAATCTTTGACAATATCATATTCAGTAACTCGCTGAACACCTTTAACTTTCTTGATTGATGTATATTTAAAAATATGTTTTTCAAACTTTTTTTGTAGTTCGTATAAATCGTAGATTATATGGTCTCTTAAGTATTTTTCTCCGTGTAATTGTTCAATATCTTTTATACTATTTACAATACCTTTGAACTGTGCTATAAACCATTCAATATTTTCAAATATTACAGTTATGTAATATATCGCTAAAACTTTTTGAGGATATAACCGCCTATTATCTTCTCTGCTAGTCTGAAAATATTCTTCAATATTTGGCAAATTTTGAGAAAGCACTGAAATAGACAGTTTAGGGTCATAAGGGGGTTGTCTACTTTTAGGTGATGCTCTTTTAGGTGATGATCTTTTAGGTGATGCTGGTCTAGGTGATGATCTTTTAGGTGATGATTTTTTAGGTGATGATCTTTTAGGTGATGATCTTTTAGGTGATGCTGGTTTAATAGAAGAGAGAGGCGTTAACCGCATATGTGGTTTTCCTACGGGGTTAAACTGTGAATCTACAACACGTGATTCTTTACGAGGAGAACCACGCGTACGCGACACCTCATTAAGAGGACTTAGTTTAATTGTTTTATCCATTCTACATTATATAAATATTTAATGTATATTAAAATATAATGAAAAAGACTACAACTATAACCTATAATATTGAAACTAACGGTGAAGTTTCTATGAGTGAATTAGAATATAAGGATTATGTCAAAAACGAAAAAGGTGAAGAAAACTTATTGCAATACAAAGTTAAAAATATTAATAATATAGTTACAGATACACATTGCAAGGAGGGAAGTCCAATGAATACAGGAAATGCAGTAGAAAGAATAAAGGAGATAAAAGAATTGAATGAATCATTTAATAAAATTTATAAAAAAGATGATAGTATAGATGAAACTATCGGTGTAAGTATCAATAATAATGATTGGATGATACATGAATATAAAAACCATGCGCCGTTAAAAGAATATAAACAGAAATATGATACAATAAAGTTTGATATAAATTATGATTTATTGCAAAAAAACGAAACAAATAATTATATTAAAGATAATAAATAATTTTTTTATTTATTATTTACAAATAGATAATGAATAATAATAAGTTTGATGCTTCAACAAGTATATGTTCTGATAATTGTTGGAGAACCGCAAAAGATTTAAATAACAATAAAATGTATGAATATAATTTATATCCTAATAACTTTGTCGATTGTGTTAATCCTAATGTAAGAATGACGGACAGTTATTTAGAACATCCTAATTTACGAGGGCGTCCAGGGTATGGATTAGCAGATGACTGTCTAATAGATAACGATTCTTCGCTCCGCAATAATCCCGATGCAATGACTCAAGACCGCTGTAGAATACAATTAAATAATAGAATATTTACATCTGGACCTAGTTTAAGATGTGGTGTAGGAAACATAGGAGAGGAATTAAAATTGATTGAAGGGACTGATACAAATCCTTTCAAATGCAAAAAACAAATTATGGAAAAAGAGATGAATAACTTTATCCCTTTATTAGATTTTATGAAAGATATTCAAGACCCTGATAATATTGTTCCTGTATGGACAAATGGAGGTGAAGATACACGGTCTTATATACACCGCGCAGAATTTAACAAACATTGCAATTGGGCAGGGCGTAATAAAAATGTTTCTATATAATAAAAAATTATTATATAATAGAAGATAATATGAGTTTTAATAGAACAACATATGATACTTGTTCATACAAGCAAGAATTACAAGGAAATGTAAGCACATTAAGTTATCTACTTTCACCCTATAGATATGAGCATGTTGACAAATGCAGACACCAACTAGGATTTATCGGTGGTACTGCAGTATCACACGTTCAAGGAAATTTAGTAGATTTAGATAGTGAATTAAGAGGACAGACCCGAATAGTTTCTAAATGCGGGACCAACATGTATGTTCCTACAAATGACGGAATAATTAAAAATGATAAAACACCTCCTATAGATACAACAATGCTCCATCTACCTGCGTGTCAATCAATAATGTATAGAGAGGTTCCTTTACCGCCAAAAATAAATTATAATAAATGCAGTTAAACGCTAATATAAATTTATATATTTATTGATATTAGCATAAATTACCTAAATAATTAACAAGAAAAAACCATACTAGATAGAATGGTCCTAGCATAAACGCGAAGAACGCAAATATTAATTTAATTAAAATATTATTAACCACACCTTTCCAATTGCAAGTAAATGATAAATATGCTGCAAAAATAGATATTAAAAATGTTACAATGTATAATAATACAATGTATATATTATCAATAATACCCCATCTATAATAATAATTTGAGTTATATCCTAACATGCGAAGGTAAAGCGCGCTAATTATATCATATTTTACAACATCATTTTTATCTTCATTATTAATTGTATAATAATTATCAAATCTTTCGTTATATAATTTACTTGCAAATAATGATAATATAAGCATATCTATTTATTTATGTATAAAATAATATATTATTTTATTAGATATGAACCATTATATAGATACTCGGTTAAATTATGATAGTTGTAGTTACAAAGAACAATTAAAAAGGTCAGTTGGACCAGGGTTATATCAACTTGAAACACCCTATAATGATTGCAAAGAATGCTTTCAAGATGTACCCAATGACCCTGCATTAATATATCAAAATTATGGGCAAAATACTTGTAGTATGAAAAAAGCAGTTGATGATTCAAGCGAACTTCTCGGATTAAATTATAAAAAAACTAAATGTAATGCATATGAATATTTACCAGGTATATATCAATCTACTGGATGCCATATTAAAGGAGCAGATAAACCACGCTCATGTATAATACCTAGAGAAGATACTAGATTATCGAACCCTCCGTGTACTTTAAAGGAGACAGGAATAAATAGATGGGAGTGGTTATGTTTTGACCCTCAAGAACGCGCTATTGAAGCATTTGATAGAGTTCCCGTGAATTATAGAATGGTTGCAAAGGATAATCATGTACCAGTTATTGAACTACCCGAAGACCAATCTGTATTTCTTCCGAAGGATAATAGTTCTAAGTTAATAACAAACTTAGATGAATGGAAAAATAAATCAAAAGGAAATTTAGCATATTCACCTGGATACCCATATGGTACTATGTATCCTAGTGTGAAATGTAAGAATTAAGGGTATTTAATCCTGTTTTTCCCATACTTCATAAAAAAATTCTGTACAGGGACCAAACCCCCCTGCTCTAACATAAACGCGTTTAAAATTGAATTTTTTAAACTCTTCATCAACAGCGCTTTTGAAACTATAATCACAAAAATCATTTTCTATAATAATTTTTTTAAAGTTTTCTAAAAATGTAGGTTCATCGCAAAGTATAAAATACAAGGCACCTTCACAATCAGCAACTAAAGTATCAAATATCATATTATTATATTTATTTTTAATATCACTCCATGTTGCAGTTTTAATCTTTGTCCAATTAACAAAATGAGGATGATTTATAATATAATTAACAGGCACTGTATTTATACCATTTTGATATAAATCACATTTGGATATCGCACAATCTTCAATATGAAAATTAAGATTATTTAAATCTCTATTTTCTTTTAAATACTGTGCAACAGTAACATCACTTTCAAATACTACTAAATGTTTACTATCATTTAAGAGAGACGCTATGATACATGAATTTCTTCCAATATTACCTCCTAATTCTAATACAATATCATCTGGTTTAATATACATTGCTGCCATTTCTTGTTCCGGATATTCTTCGCTAAAATTACCATAATTTAATTTTAATTTACTATGTAAATCTGCTAATTTATCAGTAATATTAAAATCTACGCTCATTTTATACTTATACTTATAAGTTAAGTCTTTATATATTTATAGTTTATACATAATATATTTACTATTTTTTTTCCTATATTCATTAGAGGTTAATAATGAATTTATATTCAAATGACAACGACATCCCATCGATGAACAATATTTATAGTTCTAAATATTGGGAAAAAGTCAAAGAAGACGAACAAAAAAGAAGCAATAAATTATATGAACAGGCAAAAACACCTTATGAAACTGGAATAGTTGCAAAACCTGCTTATTCAGACATGTTTGCAAGAATTGATTCTGATGTTGGTCCTATGATGAATGAAAATAATAATTTCGTATCTTCTTTATCAGGAGAAAGGATTAATAAGGGTGACTTTTCACACAATAATATGACGCCCTTCTTGAGAAAAAATGTTACTCAAAATACCAATGTTGAAAATATGTCTTCTGTATTTGATAGTAAAACAGGAAATAATCAATTTTGGCAGAATAAAAAAGAGGTTCCGTGTTTATTTAAACCCGAAATGAACATGGGTGGAAATGTATGTAGTATGAAAAATAATGATGATTTTTTAAAGTCTAGAATAAACAATTCATCGCGTGTAAATAATTTTTTCCCAATAGAAAAAATAAGAGTTGGTCCGGGTATCAATAAAGGATTTGATTCAGCGCCGACAGGAGGATTTCATCAAATGGATACAGCGGATTATGCTAAACCTCGTAATTTAGATGAATTAAGAAGTAAAATTAATCAAAAGCAAACATATTTTGAATTACCTATAAAAGGACCTCCTAAAGGGACCGAACAACGAAGCGTCATAACTCCTTTTAATAAAAATAGACCTGACACAAATTATGAAGTAACACCTGATATGTGGTTAAAAACAACCGGTGCAATCACAAAAGAAACAAGTAGACCTTCGCAAAATATTAGACCAACCGCTCGTCCTGAATTTCATATTGATTATAAGGGTTCTGCACAATATAGTATTAATTCTCCCGGACAAGGTACTGAGAATGATTATGGTAAAAGTAATATAATGATATATGATAATGAACGTAATATTACAGAAACAAGAACAGTTGTATCTAATGTAACATCAATTATTAAAGCAATAGCAGCTCCTATTTTGGATGTGCTTAAATTTACTATGAAAGAATATACTGTTGAATCAGAGCGCGCTGTAGGTAATCCAAGTATACAAATCCCAAGCAAAGCAACAACATATGACCCCGATAACCATATTATGAAAACTACTGTTAAAGAAACAACAATACATGATAGTGAATTAATAAATTTGTCAGGTAATAAGGAAACATATTCCGCTTTAAATGATATTGCAAAGACTACTGTTAAAGAAACTATGATACATGATACAAATGTAGCGAATATTAAAGGTGATAAGACTGAAGGATATATATTATTTGATGATGATGAAGCGAAGAAGACCCTACGGCAGACATTACCTAAAATAGATAGTATTCGCAATATTGGAGGTACCACATATAAGGTAACATTATATAATCCTGACGATATTGCTAAGACGACAACAAAAGAGACAATGATTAAAGGTAAATCAGAGTATGGATTTATAGGCGGGATATTAGAAGGGTTATTCGGAGGTTATTTAACTGCTAATATAGACCTAAAAAATACCCATAAACAATTTTTATCTGATACGAATGAATACGGAATTGCAGGTTCAAAAGGGGAGTTCCGACAAATGGATAGAACTGCAGAAGAAAATGCAGAGATCGATGGTACGCGCGAAGGTATAATGATAAGTGCCGGATATACTCCTAACCCTGGCAATGTTAATATTAATGCAGACCCATCAGAAATTGAAATGAGCACAAAGAAACCTTTTGAAAATAGTATCGCAGCCCGTAATAGCGGTAATATAGGTAAGGTATATCAGACAACCCCAGTTTTTGATAATTGTAGTATAACAAAAATGCCAGATAATGCTAATGCATATTCTAATCGTTTAGACAGCGATTTACTTGAATCAATAAATACTAATGAGTATGCAATTCACATTAATCCTATTAAAAAAGGTTGTAAAATATGAAAATAATAAAAATGATATAAGGATTACCTATATAATATAGTATGTAGTGGAAATGAGATAATATCCACTACAAATGTTCGCGTGGCCTAATCGGTTAGGGCGTCGCTCTTATGAAGCGAAGATTCTGGGTTCAAGTCCCAGCGTGAACACTTATTTTTACTATATAAATATATTGTTAATTCATATATTTATAGAAACCTTCTTGCTTATTCATCTTATTATATGAATAAAATTGCATTTCTCTTTTTGTTATACGATATAATTAATCATGAAAATATATGGTTTCAGTTCTTTAATGGAATTAGCACTAATAAATATAATATATATATTCATTATAAATCTGATGATAAGTTAGAATTTTTTAATGATTACAAGTTAAATATAAATAAAACCACAAGTACTAAATATGCGGATATATCTATTGTGAAAGCTCAGAATATATTGATAAAAGAGGCATTAAAAGATAAAAACAATAAGCATTTTATATTTTTATCAGGTTCTTGTATACCTCTAAAATCTTTTAATTATATTTATAATTATCTCGATATTAAATATTCGTATTTTCATATTGCAGATCCGGATGATTGTTTTCCAGACTGCTCAGTTGCATTAAAATATATTCCAAAAATACATATTAATAAAGCGTCGCAATGGTGTATTCTTAATAGACCACATAGCGAATTATTAATAAAAGGCGCAGAAAGTACTCAAAGTACTAACAACTATTTAATATGGTTTAAAGATACTTATGCACCAGACGAATTATGTTATATTTCATATTTATCATATATTTATAATAAAAATGGTTGTGACTTATTATCTAAAGAAATAATATCAACATCATATAATTCACCACCTGAAGTAGCGACGACATTTGCAAATTGGGAAGATATGAATTATAAATATGCATCTGAAAAAGAATTAAAAAATTATAAAAATATTAGCGAAGAAGAATTAGAGTATTTGCTGAGAAGTGCTAGTTTATTTGGTAGAAAGTTTAAGACATCATGCTCTTATTCTTTAAATAAAAGGTTTTATTATGATATAATTACTGATAATGATAATAATATATAGAATTCTTATTAATTATCTAGATACTTAAAAAATAATTATTTCATTTATTCAATTCTAAAAGGTATTTCATTTAGGATATTTGCTGGACGCTGTGTAATAAACATATCTTTTGGAGTATATTTTAAGAATATATTTTCTATTATATCAATAAATAAAGTTCGTTGCAAAGGTGTTCTACGTGAAGGAGGTTGATATGGTTTTTTAGACATTTCAAATATTTTAGTTGAAATTTCTAAAATGGTTTTATTTGTGTTATCTTTTGGTAAATCTTTATAATTCCCCCAACCATCTCTTTTATTCATAAATGCATGTATTATTTGAAAATAATCTGCAGTTATAGTATCAATATCTTGTTCTTCAATTTTTTCCGCGAATCCGTAATCAAAAATGATGATATTATACTTACAAGACTTTAAGTAATAATCTTTACCATTAAAAGTATAATGATAATATCCTATTTCATTATTTTTTTGATATAAAAAGTTTCCATGATGTGCATCTTTATGAACAAACTTTACAAGATTTTGAAATGTAGCGACTGATATGTATGTTTGGAATAATAAGTTAAACATTAATTCGTCATCTTCTAAAACGTCACGTTTGGTAGTAAGCATTTTAAGGTCTCCATCTGCAAGTTCGTTAACACTAATTAATCTTATTTTTAATGGTATTTTATTGGTTTTCTTGATGCAATTGCTTGTGCTGTAAATCATAAGAAAATGTCTTGAAAGTTTCTTTAAAATTATTTTATTTGTTATAAAGGTCATAATATCAACTTCTCTTACATTATCAGAGTCATACTTCATTACTTTTGTTGCAATAGGATATATACCTAATAAATTTGGAATACTTGTTAAATATATTGTGCCGTATTTGCTCTTACTCCCTATTAGTTTTTCAAGATTTATAATGTTTCTAATAGTATATCCTAATGTATTACCATTAAAAATTTTTACTTCTAAACAATCATCATCTTTTAATAATGATAGTTTTGGTTTAAGTAAATTGTAACGATTTATGCGATTTATTAAAGTATTCTTGTTTATATTTAGTTTATCTCTAAGAAAATTTTGAATTTTCTTAACATTAATAGTTTTTAATACATCATCAGAAAAAACACGCGAACTAGACTTATAAGATGGGGTTCTAGATAGTTTTTTTGCACTATTTGAACTTTTTGATAATGATAATTTAGGCGATGATAATGATTGACGCGTTGATGTTGGAGGGGAAACGAGGAATGATGATGAATTATATATTGGTGATTTATGAGATGGTGATTTATGAGATGGTGATTTATGAGATGGTGATTTATGAGATGATAATGATTGGCGTGTTGATGTTGGAGGAGATGCAAGACGTGATGATGAATTAGATATCAGTGATTTATGCGATGATGATTTTAACAAAGGCGATTTGTAGGTTTTTCTAATAGTTAGAAATATGCGCTGTTGTTTTTTTTCAATTTTATTTAAATAAGTTTTTTGAACATATCTTTCTGTTATAGGATTAACAACATGATTTAATGGGTCTTTAATACATTTAAAAGTTTTAATATCTCTTATGCGATTACTTTTACATTTTTTAACACATCTTCCTGTTTTTGGGTTTCTCTCCTTATGAACAGGACAACTTTTTAATGGTTTAGTTGGCATATATATCTTCTCTATAAATATAAATATAAATATAAATATAAATATTTTGATGTAATAAAACTATATATAAAAATATATAATATTAATAATATAAATGAATACCTGCTATCAAGATTGGGAACCTGTTGTTATTAGAAGTAAAAATTTTGTAAATGCGCAAAAGAAGGATGCATATCATACAACTGAAAAACCTATGGGTAATAAGGAATTTAAGAGATTAAATAATGATGATATACCTGCGCTAAATAAAATAAAGCTCGAACAAGCGCAAGCAATTTCAAGAGCGAGAAATGCGCTTGGTTTAAATCAAACAGAACTTGCGCGTATGTTAGGAATTCAAGAAAAAATTATTAAAGAATATGAAAATTGTTCTGTTACAAACTTTTCACCTTTATTATATAAACGCATTTTGACAGTTCTTAAAGTTGACCCAAAACTTGTTAAAAAATAGTAATTAATTATTCGCTATCTCCTGAACATTCAGAAGATGCAACTGATGATTGGTCTGACCCTGAATTACTTTTAGAACCTCCGCTATTGTAAGGTTCAAACCCCATTTTCATAGGAAATGTTGTATTTCTAAAAATACTAGGATTTACATTTGTTTTTTTTATTTCATATAAATTATTGTCATTGTCAAATACTCCAAGTGATGAAAATATATCAATATCATCGCTAAATGCCATATAAATTATAAAGAAGACTACTGATACAATTATCATATAGATCATAATATTATTTATTGTTAATAAATCCCTATTAATATCATAAGGTTGTACATCATTATCTCTATTCAAACTATCAATATATTGATAGATTGCGAAGATTATTGTTGATATAACTACTGAATATAATATATACATATCTATATATATTTTTCTATAATTCTTATATTCATTAAAACGCGCGCAACAATTAGACAAAAAACTATTATTTCTACATGTGTTGTTTTTTGCCTTCTTTAACACGTGGTTTTTTTATAGTTCGCTCCTTTACAAAGCAATTATTTAGAAAATCTATAATATTTTTTGGTTCATCTTTTAATTTATTAGCAAATTTTTTATCCTTCTTTAATTTTTTAATATTATTTTTAATTTCCTTTATTTCATCTTTCTTTAAATTTTGATCATTCAATTTTTTTTCTTGTTCTTCAATATTTTTATTAAGTTCACTTAACCCATGGTCGTCATTATGTTGTCTATTAATATCTATTAAAATATCGTTAATTGCCGGATAAGCAAATTGACTGCGGTCATTTGTTCTATCAATATAACTAATCAATCCAGCAACTCTATTCATAAATTCTTGAGAACCTTTATCTGTAAATAACCCATTTTCATTACATAATGCAGTCTTAAATGTTTCAAAATCTTCTGGAAACCTTTCATTATTTTCTAATAACAAATTAAGTATTTTTACAGAACTCATTGGATCATCAGTTATAGGAGTAGCAGTCATAAGTAGTAATTTAAGCGAATCTTTACCTGAAACTTTGTATGAATTTTGTATCATATTTTGAAGAACTTCCGGTTTTGGTTTTTCTAATGCAGATAAAGAAGAACTATATATTTTGTGTATTTCATCAATTATTATTAGCGTTTTTCTAAAAGGGTCTTTAGTACCATTTATTTCAACCATCTGCTTATAATATTTATTTTGACCTCTAATTAAATTAGTAAATTGCTTATAAGATATAGGTTGTAACCAATTTTTACCCAAAAACTCCATGCGTTTTGCTTTAGTCGATGGTAATATTTCGCCATTCTTTAAGCGCTCTTGGATTATTATATTACATATATTATCAAACATATTTTTCCAAATATCTTCCTTTAATGTATGTCTTGTTACCCATAATATCTTGTATCCTTGTTTATCAAACGTATTTGTTGCAGTCGAAATGGCGGTGCATGTTTTTCCTGAACCTACGCTATGATATAATAACATACCTTTATAAGGTGATTGAGGTGTTAAAAATTTTTGAACAAAACTTTGCGTATTTGAAAATGTTACAAGTTTATATTCTTTTTTATCCTTCTCTTTTTCTACATCATCATCTGAGATAATGCATTTATTTACAATATCTATATTATTCCATTTATAAGAAGCGTAATGTTTTTCAACATATTTATATAATTCAATATTATTCAATTTAGTTTTTGGAGGTTCAGGTTCTAACACAGGTTTTTTATTTATTAATTTATTTTTATAGTCTGTAATAAATCTCATCGCGTCAGCATAGTTTTTATCATTAATAATATTCTCCTTTTTATAGTGATTTAATTTATCAATAATATTGTCTCCATATAATTTAAGAAAATTAATGGGGTTCATCCATAATTTATTAATTGTATCGCAAAAATTTTGATTTTTATCTATAATATTGCATAGTAAAGGTTTGGGGTTCTTATTATTTAAATATGTAATTAAATCTCTATCTTTAATATTATTAACTTTATTTTTAATATTACCAAAATATATCTTTTTATTCCCTACATTAATATTATCAAAGCGTTTATCAACCTTTTCAATTATAAATACAATCGCTATAATAAGTAATGCATTTGCAGAAGGAAAATCTTCAAGTACTCCGTTACATTTTTTCTTACAATCTATTAGTTCATCATTATTATATATTTTACCACGAATATTATTAACTACCTGAATATAATCTTTCCGTTGCGGTTTGTCATTCTTATTACTCTTAATCATTAATAAATCATAGAAACGATTATTCTTTTCACGCAGAATATGCAAATTTTCTGTAAGTGGCGTATCTACAGCAGACGCAATCATTATTGCTTCAATATCGACTGTAAAATTAAATGCACTTATGTTTTTACCGCTATGTTTAAGATATAAATCGTGGACAGTCATATCGTTGTCATATTTTATATTATATCTATAAATATTTAGTGTCCATCCAACTTTAGGTATAAATGGTAATCCCGACTGACCGCAATATCGCGTACCTCTTCCAACAACCTGTGTATGTTCCGCTTTTGTAACTAAAGGTTCTAAGATATGCATATATTTAACATCAAAAACATCTAAACCTTCCTTATATCCTGAATCCAATATTATTATTCGCATATTTTCTCCATTAATATTTGATGGTCGTTCATTCATATACGTCATCATCTTCTTTTTTAGTCCAATTGTCAACGGTTTTTGGTAAACTGTTGATGTTGTTAGAAGTCCAAATGTTTTATTTTTATCTATAATATCTTGTCTTAGAGCGAATTTGTTTGAATATACAAGAGAGAAATTATTTGCGATTAAAGAAGATGCGACCATTTTAGCACCATAAACCCCTGCTACATCACTGTATATGATGTGCTTATAATATTTATTTTCATTCGCCATGTCCTGTGCATCAAGTTCATTAATTTTTTTAATCATCTCATCTATTTTTGGTGATAGTATTGGGATGTCATTCAAAACGGTATCCTTACTAAATTTAGAAGAATCAAACTTATGCTCGGGTTTGATTTTTGCCCATGTACCAGTATTACGAATACATAGTGCCTCATTAAATTTATTACTCATTTAATGATATTTCTATATTAATATAATATTTAAAGTATATTATTTTGCATTTTTTATCAATATACATCTTCCTGTCTTAGGGTTTAATACTTTTCCTTCTGGACATTTCTTTGGCGACGTGGGATTGACTATAGGTTTATTAGCATTCTTTATCAATATACATCTTCCTGTCTTAGGGTTTAATACTTTTCCTTCTGGACATTTCTTTGGTGATTTGGTAGGAGACTTTACAGGTGAATTTACAGCATTTATATTGCTATCAGTAGAAGTATTCTGTTTAGCATCTTTACGAACATATATCAATAGTCTCCCCCCTTTACTAAAATTAAAGCAGAGATCTCTAACTTTTAATTTTTTTCTTAATAATTCAGGGATACATTTTGCGGTGTTTAAACAGAAGTCATTATTTTTAATGATATTCCAATTGTATTTCATAAGTTCACAAGGTATTTCTCTTGTTATATTTTTTGCCATCACTGGGTCCATACTGGTTCGCGTCCAACCATTATAGACATATTTATTTTTTTTACAAGTAATTCCTGCTATTGCGTGACCACTATATTTATTAATGTTCCAATTTGTCAATATTACAGAATCTAAATTATATTCTGCGCCATTATAAAATATTTGTTCGCGCATAGATTTTAATTCATCTTTTGCGTCACCATCATTTATTATATTACTTGGTAAAAGAATATTATAAAGTCCACTCTTTTCATTATCATTAACCTTAATAATTAATATAGTAGGGGCATTATTATTTTCAACATATTTATATTTTTTCACTTTTATCCATTCTTCTACATTAAAATTTATGTCTATTTTCTTATTTTTAATTGTATAATTTAGTAAATCATAATCTTCGTTATAATATGAATATGCAATAGTATTATCTTTAATAGAATAATCAAACATTTTATAATCTATATTTAATAATTTATATAGTTTGCCTATATAAATTTCAGGAGCAAATCCGCCTGTAACCTTCTTAGGATCATAAGGGAAACTTTTATTATTTTCAATATATAAGTTTGATAAAATTTTCCCAAAAGTTTCATCACTAAACCTCTTATAATCATCGCTTTCTCTACTCCCGACTTTTAAGTATTTCTCATCCAATACATGCTTTAATAATGTAAATAATTCTTTCTTTTTATTCCATTTTTTAGATGCTTCGAGTAATATTTTTCTACTACGCTGACTGTAAAACATCGCAACAAACGTTGCCATAAACCAGCATATAGGACCAACTTGCTTAGGAGTTAGAATTCTAGAACATATATTATTATTCGCTTGCATATTATAGCAAACGTTCTAAATAATATAAATAATATAAATAATATAACATATAAAAAATGATATATAAACTTATATAAATATTAAATAATAACTATTGAATAATCAAATTATGAACGCGCGATATATTGCTTATCTTGTAATTACATCAAATTATTTAAATTATACAAATGGAATTAATTCGCATATTAATAAAGTTCCCATTTTTAAATCTAATAGTGAACCTGACCTAAGATTGCTACACAATACCTCGTTTTATACTTCATATACATATAAGATTAATAATATTCCTGCAAATTCTGATAAATATAAAGCAATAATTAACAATAAATATAGGAGAAACATATATCTTCGTGCAATAGAAAAATATAAATATGATGATAAAAAATAAATAATATAAGACTAATATAAGAATATATATATAAATACTTGAATGTACCAAACAAGCATTCGAAATAAGAAAAAAAAGAGTCAATTTAATAAAGTTTCTAATAATAATTATGATATAGACAGTGAATACGAAGTATATGCATATGTTATTAAGTTATTAGGAAATTGCAGAGTTCTTGTTTTATGTGATAACGGCAAAGAGGCAGTCGGTGTAATAAGAGGTTCTATGAGACGTTTTAATAAAAGGATATTAATTGAAACAGGAGACATTATCGCTGTATCTATGAGAGATTATCAAACCGGTAAAGTTGATATTGTTCATAAATATAATGCAGAACAATGCAAGAACCTTATTATTAATAAAGAAATTTCTGATACTTTGATTAATGCTTATAATAGGGTTAATATTTTCACATCTAATGTAAATGATGCTAATATAATTTTTGATGATGCATCTGAAGAAGAATGTAAAAAGAAAAAAGAAGATTATAATAATAATATTTATGTCTTTAATAGCGAAGATGAAGACGACGAAAGTATTTAATATATATTATTTTTTATATCTAAAATATTATTTAGATTAGATAATACTAAAAATAAAACATATCTAAATTATAGAGATATATATCATAAAATTTAAAATGATATTTAGTGATGAATATACTGATTTTAATGTTGTTTATAGTAAGGATTATTCTTTAATAAATATAAGGGGTTCATTAAAAAATAAAGTTATATATAATAATGTAATAATAATTGCACCAAATCCTATAGATAGAATGAGTAATTACTCAGGGTCAGGTCTTCCTTTCCCTAATTATGAAATTGCGTTTGAGAATACACCAAACATTCATACTATAGATAGTTCAGGCGTTTTTGATATATCTTTTAAATATCCTAATAGTTTCTATATACCCGACGGTATAAATAAGATTAAACCGTCAATATTTTTTATATTTACAGATAATAATGATAATTCGTTTCGTCTTCAATATGAACTACATGATATAAATGCATTAAGAACATTAGTTAATAGAAGTTCCCGTAAAAATCCAGAGTTCTATGGTGCTAAAGATTATATTCTCCCGATTGATACTGCTGAAAAAGTAATGTATGCATATTCACGTGCAAAAATAGAAAATGATATTGGATAATTTAGATAATTAAATTACCTATTATGAAATAGAATATATTTGTATTATTTTTTTATGATAATTATAAAAATTGATTAAATACAATAAAGTTATAATTAAGAATAAGCGCATTAATTGTGATTGCCAACAGCACACGTGAAAAATCCACAAACCTCTCGTTTTAAATTTGTTTGAACTAAGGAAGTTTATAAAGTTCTAAAAAGTACTTTCAAGTATTACTATGGAATTTGTCAAAATCAACTTCACCCCAGATCGCATTAAATATATATTGTTTGAAAATATCAAGAAAAGTGTATTTGAAAATAATGGTATTATATTTGGTGGGTTTGTTAGAGACATGATTATTAGCGACCACTATAAGAATATATATAATAGTCGCAATCAATACGATATTCATAAGTTTTGGAATAAATACTACCAACCTGAAACTGCTGCACGCGCTATTGTTGCACAAGATATGGATATTTGTATGTATACAGAAGAAGATGTTTCTAACTTTCTTATCGCATTGCAGAATGAATTTAATAACGAAGTAGGTTATGCGAACGTTTCTTCATCTGACTTGACAGTAACTGATGAGAACTGCTATTTTAATTTACCAATCAAAATGCACAAGAAAATTAACTATAAGATTATAATAGGAAAAATTCCCTATGTGTATAGTGGCATCGAATTGTCGTTCGACTTTGACATAATAATACCTATAAATTCAAAGATACTGCCTCCTTTTAAAAAATTAGACTTTCTTTCAAATGTATTTATTATGAATAAGCAAGGTGTTACTATGTCTAATAATACAGGAACTATCATCGACACGATGAGCATTCTACAAAAACAAAAAATCTCAAGTATTATTATGAATGATATTGTGGAGTTTAAAACTCAGTTTTGTATGAAGAATTATCGCAATAATTTTACATGCGGTGATTATAATTTTAATAGGAAGGTATTTCAGCGTATTAATAAGATGATATTTAGAAACTTTAAATGGAATATCACAAATCTTCCATTCTTGATTTGCGAACACAAGAAAACTTATAATAATTGTAATAATAATTGTTGCATTTGCCTTTCTAATTTTAAAAATAATGATAGACTTGTGAAAATATTTATTGATAATTCAACAAAAACTGAAAAGATATGCTCTAATATGTCTATTGCTCACGATAAATGCCTATTTAAATACTTTGAAACACAACTAGAAACTAGTAAAACAGATGGAGTTATCGGAACAGACAGTTTTGAGTTCAAATGCCCTTTGCGAAATATAATTAACTTTAATTTATATTCTGAAAATATTACTAAAATAATAAGTGACAAAATGAATATGTAACAGAGAGGAATCTAAGAATGTATAGTATGTAATATATATATGTGTATATATTTTTTATATTTTAGATAATGCTTTGTTAATTACACTTCCAAAGGTATAACTTATTAATGATATTAAAACTATTACTATTAAATTTGAAATTTTAGATACATAGAAAATGTCGCAGTGCTCTGTTATATGAAGATATACTTCAAATATTATTATTTTTATAAACATACCCAAGATAATATCAAAACCAAATATAAATCCTAGTAAAAAGTTAACTAAAATATGAGTTACTAAATATACTTTATTTTCAATAATATTATTTGCATTATTTGGATAAAAGAATATATCTAATGTATGTATATTAAATATACATCTTAGTATTGTGAAAGTTATTGTCGATGTAAAAATAAGTAATAAATATATGTAAAAATATAATGTATCCATTTAATTGGTTATATGGTATCCTAATAAGATAAAATAATTTAAATTATATAATAATCTATTTTTATATATTTACAAATATATTGGTTTGCATAACTGAATCCAGTTAAACATTATATTAATGTATATGTAAATATATTCTAAGTATCTTAAGTCAATATTATTTATCATATCAAACATTAAGTATATCTCAATAATTTTTGGTATTATATTTGTATATTTCGAAATATATGATGTAAATATTGCTGGAACTATAATAGACGTATATAAAATAGGGGTATCTATCTTATACGATAAATACATATGTATAAATTGAAGCATATAAATAAATTTATATAAATAATAATCTCTTGTAAATTGAATAGTTTTTTCAATATTGTTTTCAGATGTATCAATCCATCTTAAATAATGTATAAATGAACTGCTAAATAAGAATATGTAATAATTGTTAATAGATGCGTAATATAATATTATTAAAAATTGTATATTATTATTACCTATGTAATATTCTATATCATGATATGCTTTTGTAGATATTATCATAATGTTTGCTAAATATTTTATAAATACATTTTGAGGTTTCAATGTAAATAAAAAGAGGTCTCTAAATAGTTTATTATATATTATTGAAAGTTTGCTAAGAATAAATCCGAACATAAATGCCCAATTAGGATATATGCAATAATGTATTTTTAGAACTACGCGATATTTTTTAGTATTTGCATCATTTATTATATCATTTTTATCTTCGCAATACCTAATAATTGGTGTTATATAATGGCATTCTCTGTGAAAATCAAAACCGACAACATCTCCTGTTTTTATTATATATGTTTCAGGTATTATATTAAATACTGTCATTATATCTCTATTATCATCTAGTCCTACAATAACTCTATAACAGGAAGCAAACGGAATATAAAAAAAAGGTCCATCAATATGTCTAGTATAAAAAATATTATCTGAAGCATTTTTTTTAAAATTTTTATTATTATTTGATGGCGGAGATACATAAATCTCATTCATGTCTTGCAAAATATCAATAGTATAATCATTCCCATACAATGTTTTAAACATACTCATTATTTTTTTATTGTTTGAAATATTACTAAATATTTCATTTATATTTAGTGGCAAATCTTTACACCACCAATGCGTCGATGTATTAATAGATGGTTCTTGCTTAATTACCCATTCTCTAATACTATTAAGTAAATGGTGCTCATCATTTAATTTACAATTAAGAACTCTTGATTTTTGTGACTTCCAGGGTAAATAAAACATTTATATTATTATATTTATAATATATTTTATATAATTTATATAATTAATATAATTAATATAATTAATATAAAAAAATGATATACGATTGTGCTTTTAACCTATTAATTACAAAGCGAGATTAAGATATAATTATGACTACAGAACAAACAACTGTTTCTAAGTACGCTCTCACAGAAAATGGTGGTATCGCCCTTGATACTACTGGAAGTTATATTACAGACTATTTTATGATGTATACGCGTTCGCTTACAAAGGAGCAACATTATAAGTATATTGAAAAGTGTTGGAGTGTTAATCCTGAGAAAACAGTCGCAGTTATTTTTAATGGTCGCGATAGATTGACAGGAAAGAAAGAAAAAACAGTATCTAATCAGGGTATGTTATGGTTAAGAGATAACAAACCATACACATATATGAACAATATTCTTACATATATTAATAAATACGGGAGATGGAAGGATTTGTTGTATATCTGTTATGAGAATAATAGTGATGGGATGATAAATAAAAATTATGAATTAACCTTATTTGCAAATAAACTACGCGATGATATTGATGATTTAAATAGTGAGAATGATGTTCATAACATATCTCTATGTGCTAAATGGGCACCTAGCGAAAATGATAGGAATGATTCGCGTAAACATTTTGCTAAGAAACTTGCATCAATTCTTTATGGAAAGGACGATAATAAGAAGATGGAAAAATATAGAAAAGAATATCTTGCTCCTCTAAGGAAAAAAATTAATATTGTAGAAAAACTAATGTGTAATAATGAGTGGGATAAGATTAATTACGAGTGTGTCCCAGGGGTTGCATCTAGAAGATTACACAAAGCATTCAATAACCACGACAGCGAGAGATATTGTGAATATTTATCAAAAGTAAGAAATGGAACTACAAAGATTAATGTTACCGGTATTCTCCCGCATGAACTTGCAAATTATTATGTTAATCTTCGTAATACTCAAGATGAATATACTGAGAATGAAACTATAGAATTACAATGGAGAACTATTGTTGACAATGTTAAAAATAGTGGTATTCTAGGAAATTCTTTGGCAGTTATTGATTTGTCAGGGTCTATGTTTTCTGCTAGCAACGGAAGTATTCCTGCGCAAGTAGCGATTGCGCTTGGTATTATTACTTCTCAATGTTGCAATGGGATGTTCAAGAATAAGTTTATTACATTCAGTGATAAACCGGAATTAGTTTCTCTTATCCCTGATGAATTATATAAAGAATATACTGAAAAAGGTATTGAACCTTCTCTATATACTTGTTTCAAATCATTAATTGACGTTGATTTTGGATATAATACAGATTTTGTTAAATGTTGTGAGAGTATTATTAAGTATGGTCTAGATAATAATATTAATGATGAAGATATGCCTAAAAAATTATTTATCTTTACCGATATGCAGTTTGATGAAGCGAATGTAGATAGTGAAAATAAATGTGTAGAAACAATATATAAAACGATTGTTAAAAAGTTTAAAGAAGTTAATTATACACCACCTAAGTTTATATTTTGGAACCTTAATTCGGCACATAAAGAATCATTTCCGGTTAACTGTAAAACAGAAGGAACCGCAATAATTTCAGGATTTTCAGAGCAACTTCTAAAAATATTTATGAGTTATGATGAGTTTAATGCTGACCTAATTGTAAATGAAATTCTCACTCCTTACATTAAGGAAATTGTAATAGATGATAGCGAAATTTAGATAGAATATATATAATGATTAATATTATATATTAAAAAACAATGAATAGTTATAATTATTTATTTTTTATTTAACGTCTCTTTTTCCCCTTTGTTAATTTAGAAGCAGTATTCTTAACAAATGTTCCAATATCCTTGGTAGATTTAAATAATCGACCAGGTGAATTTCTGATTGATTTTACGGGATTTTTAATAACTTCTTCTACTTCGCTTTCAAAATCTTGAATTTTTGCAAATAAATTAGTTAATGTACTTATTAATATAGGGACTATTATTATAGTAAATAGTAGTATAATGAATAAGAACAGAGATATCATTGTCCCAATTGCAATAATATCACGTCGTAAATCTTCCGAACATTTACATTTTTCATTCATTAAATATTTAACGTAATCAAACGCATAATATATGTATACGACAAATGTTAAGAAGAATATAAATGTTCCGAATGCGAGTAATTGCACAATTGTATTACCCATATTTTTAGCAATAGATTTAATAGATATAAACGCAGTAATTAAGAAATATACTAATGCGATTACAGTAAAATTCTTAATGAACTCTCTGTTGCTATGGTCAGCGCACTCGCAACCAATATTTTCTAATTTATATATATAACTCCATATTATTACAAGTAATAATACAAATATTAATTGTATGAATATACTACTATAAAAAGATAAAGTTGTGTCAGACTCTTTCATTATTTCTCTATACTATAATAATAGAAATTATTTATTTTCTATAATATTATATATTAAAAACTTTGTCGAACTATCAAAATTCTTTATATCTAGCATCTTTATTTTATTTATTATTGACGCATCTTTGTGATTATTTAATATTTTTAATATTTGTTCCATAAAAATGTCTATTATATATTTATGAATATTTGGATTGCTAATACATTCAACCATATTATCAAATATGTCATTTAATAACAGAGATATCTCATCGCTCTTATATTTTATCCATATTACATTTAAATTATGTATCCCTCGCTTCCATTTAATATAATCACAATATAGTTCATATTCATTATTTAATAATAGTAAATTATTATCATATATATATTTTGGCGGTAACCATTCTTTATTATTTAGATAACTCTTCCATAAATTATTAACCATATTATCTAAAAAATCATTATGAAAGTAATCTAACAATTTAATATATATATAATTATCACTTGAAGAGCATTTAATATATGACCATATAATTAAAAATACCTCTTCAGGTGAATTGTTAACTATAACCTCTTTAATTTTCTCATAAATTATATCTTTATTTTTAACAGTTAATTTATTTAAATATCCAACTAATGTCCTCTTCATGTTGGAAATATCTGAGAAATCAGGAATAATAATATGAACCTTGCCCTTATTATTTATATTAGTACCATTTAGTACACCCTTATCCCTTTTATTAAATAACTTTTTTTCCCATATCATTTTAGGGTCATATAATGAATTAAAACAATTGCATGTTTTTCTTAGTTGTTCCGCTTTATTAATAATATTATCCGAGACTTTTATATTATTATATCTATTTAGAAAAATAGATAGATGTATTTTAATTACTTTATCATCCATTATAATACTAAATATATTAAATAATCTTATATATAAATATTATATATATTATAATATATATAATATATATTATCATCATATACATATGAAATTAGATTTAAAAAATAATTTTGTCGATGAACTAGAAAATATATATAGAACTCATCTAATATATAGAACAATAGTTGTATGTAATGATGATGTAGTAGAATATAAAAAATTATTAGAAGATAAGGAATTTAGCGTGTATGTAATTAATAGTAATTCAAATATTAATTATGATGCATTAGATTATAGAATACTTTTAATTAAATCTGAATTATTTGAAGATTTTTTAAATAATATTATATCAAATAAAATGAGCAACTTTTATACATTTATTAAGTTCACTTATGAAAATGATGGTATCAAAGAGCAGATTTTTAAAAAATATTATAATAATTATGAAATTATGAACAATATAATATAGAATAATAATATGTTATAAAAATATTAATAATATATTAATATGTTAGAATAAAATGTTAAAAATGTGGAAGGTTAAAAGTAAAGATATGTTTAAATATATTATTGTAATATCAACAATATTAATATTTGCAGTTTTAATTTCGAATAAGCAAACAATAGAAGGGTTTTTTAATAGTGATAATAAAAAATATAGTGTAGAATATTATTATATGGAAGGTTGTGGACATTGTGTAGAATTTAATAATTCGGGTATATGGGAACAACTCAAAAATAATACATGGGCGAATGTATCTCTTAAAAAATATAATAGAAGTGAAAACTTAGAGCGCGTTAATGATTTAAATATTTCAAGTTTTCCTACAATAATTGTTGTTGATAATTCAACAGGTTCCCCAAATATTATTGCTTCTTTTGAAGAAGAAAGGACATATGATAAAATATTTAATTTTATAAAGAAATATGAGTGAGTATATAATAGAACATGATACCTATATATATTATTAATATATAAGATAATATTAAAGTATCATAATTATATCTTAATATGGGCGGAGGGTTAACGCAATTAGTTTTAAAAGGACAGATGGATTCATATATTATTGCAAATCCATGTATCAATTACTACAAATACGTATATAATAGACATGTTAACTTTTCTATGGAAAATAGGAAGATTGACCGCGAAGGTGGAGAAACATGGAATTTAAATACAAATACAATTAATACGAAAACATATACGTTTAAAATAAAACGCTATGGAGATTTAATTAGTAACATGTATTTTTGCTTTAATTTACCTGACATATATTCTACAGATAAACATCGATTTAGATGGATTAATAATATAGGTCATAATATTATTATATCTGCTTCAATAAAAGGAGATGGTACAATTATAGATGCAATATATGGCGATTGGATGAATATATGGAATGAACTAACAAATAAAGATGGTATTGAATATAATCAATTGATAGGGAATACACCTGATTTATGCGGTCCTAGTAATAATAGTACTAGATATACTATTAAAAATAATAAATTATATAATATAACATATCCATCTGCAAATAAAGATAACAATAATAATCCATCAATAAGAGGGAGATTATTACAAGTTCCATTACATTTTTGGTTTACGCGTAATCCATCTTTAGCACTACCATTGTTTAAAATGCAAACTCAAACTTTGACGGTTGATATTGAATTAAGGAATATTGAAAAATTGTATCAAGTATGGTCTGATAAATATAAATTATATGTATCTCCTTCATTTTATAATGAATTATCTGAGAATCAAGAAAGGGTATATATTAGTAATTTTACAAATAATGAGAGTTATATTAATTGTCATTTAGATGTAAATTATATATTACTAGAGAGTGAACATCGAAATAAATCATTAAATGAACCTATTGTAAAATATGTTGTTGATTATGTAAAGAAAAGAACTGAAATTGGAATAGTGTCTATTAGAAATAATACAGGAACAAGTGATAATATAATATCAAATGATCATATTAAAGAGATAGTATGGGTATTACGTAGACCTGATATGGAGAATAATTTTAATATATATGATAATTATACTGCATCACATGTATATAATGAGCATATGGGAATATTAGAAAAGGCAGAGATTAGATGGGCGAGTACTATAATTCGTTCAGATGAAAGCGCATATTATTATAATAATATTCAACCTTATCAACATCATACTAATGTACCAAGAACAGGTATATATTGTTATTCGTTTTCATTATTTCCTGAAAAAATAGTAAGCGCCGGTTCATATAATAATCAAATGATTAATACAAATCTTAATATTACTATTGATAGTAATATTAAAAATAAAGAAGAATACCTTTATTTATTTAAGTTATTTGATAATAAGAATGTAACTAAACCATATCCAATTAAAAAAGAGGACATAACTTTTGACTTGATAATATATTCAAGAAGTATTAACGTTTTTTCGATTAATGGCGGTAGTGGTAATTTTATATGGACTTATTAGATATTATTGAGATATTATTAGATATTATTTTTATATCTCTCTTTAATAAAAAGAGAATGGATTTACTTGTATTAATATTAATATTATTATCAGGATACATAATTAAATATTTAATAGATACTATAAATACACTGAATAATGAAATTAAAGAGATTAAAATGAAATGCATATCAACAAAAAACGATGTAACGTTTGAAACAAGTAGCGTTAAAAACCCATCGCAACAAATTAATGATGCTTTACTTAAAAATATTGTATATTTCAAAGACTATTTTGATAAATAGATATAAATAATAAACGCATATATATTTAATATAAGACATCCCTTATAATTCATATTATGCCTCGTAAAGCGAAAGCAATAGATGATAAGATAAGCGAACCTAAGAAAAAAAAGAATTTGATGAATACAATAATTAAAGACATTACAATAGTAGACAATGAAGATATTATACTGCAACTGCCATTATCTAGCACTAATATAAATAAATTAAATATTACTGATAATAATACGTGTTCTGAGTTCCCTGAACCATATGAACCAAATTGTTTTTATATAAATGAAAATAGCACATACAGCACTATACAAGACAATAATATATTTGATACAACTAATAATAGTGAATATTCACTAAAGATTTCTCAAAAAGAAGAAATTTTTAATTCAAATAATAATTGTTACTGGTGTTGTCATCCTATAGAAAATAGAACTTACGGAATGCCTTATAAATATAATATTAAAACGGACACATATGTTTTATTCGGAAACTTTTGTTCTCTTGAATGCGCAAATGCTTATAATTTTTCTTCTCATTGTGGAAGCGACAAAGTTTGGGAGATTAATAGTTTAATCCAAATGCTAAGTCAGCATTATGGTTTTACGCATCCTATACGTCCGGCGCCTTCGAGATTTTTATTAAAAATATTTAATGGACCAATGACAATTGAAGAGTTTCGCAAAGGACATTATTCAAATGATAAGACATATATTTTAAATCTACCCCCTATGATATCTACAAATTTTAGTTATGAAATTGTAAATACTTCATATTTAAAAAATGTAACTGATAATATGCATATAAAATTAGATAATCAAAATGTAACTACAAAAAAAAATAAAAATTCTATTGATAATAAATTAAGTCTTGTAGTTTCACAAAAAATATAAAAAATGATATAAGGACACAAAATTATATATATAAGTGCTAATAACTAAAATAATTAATGAGCAATATCTTCTTTTCTCCGTACAGAATTTCGACGATTACGTGTAATGCAAACATTGGAAATGATATTAATATAAATCTTGGATTATTATTTGATAATATTAATATTATTGAAAATATTAGTGAAGGAATTGAAAAAGGTGTTGTATGGGTTCAATTTATGAAAAATGGCGCAGATGTATCTAAAGGCGTATATCCTAAAAAAAGGAGGAAAAGTAAAAAAAATACTATGAAAAAGAACAGATTTGATAATCAAGTTACAGTTATATATAAGTTTAATGACAAATATATCCCTAATGTTAAAATTTTCAAAAATGGCAATATACAATTAACAGGAATTAAAGATATTAAAGATACTGAGCATATAGTTAATCATATTATAAATGATATCACATTAATATATAATAATATTGATAAAAATATTATTGTTAATGTTGAACCTGATTATATATTAGATTTAAAGTATCAAAATTTTAAAATACGCATGATTAATACTGATTTTAAAGTTTATTCAGACCCTGACTTTAAGAATGGTTTTGAAATTAGAAGAAAAGAGGTGCATAAATTATTTATTAATGATGAGCATAATAATAAGTGTAGTTTTCAACCAGGTATTTATCAGGGTGTAAAGTTAGAATATTTCTGGAATATTAATAATAAAAATAAAAATGGGATATGTTCATGTCCTAAATATTGTTACGGAAAGGGCACTGGTCAAAATATAGGAGATTGTAAAAAGGTAACTGGTGCTTTATTTGAAAGCGGGAGTGTATTAATAACAGGTGGTGTTACATTTGAACAAGTCAATGAAACTTACAAATATATATGCGATTTTCTAGAAAAACAGAAAGAAACAATTAAGAAACCTCAACCTAATACATTATTAGTATGACAAGTAACATTATAATTATTATCATTATCATTTACATTATATTTTTTATAATTATCGCTATTTATGCTATTATTACCTGGTCTATTATAAGAGGGGATATGATGACTTGCGTAAAATTGTGAACTATATGCAACTGCATCAGGTTCAATACGGGGAATTACATAATTATTTCCCCAAGGTTTTTTATCAAACAGTACTTCGCCGGTATATAACCCAGCATTTTTTAATGGTTCAGGTGCTTTAACATTTGGACCATAATCTAACTCTGAATACAATAGTGAACTATTCATTTTTTTATTTATCCTAATACAATATAAGGAATAAAATAATTCAAGAATTACATATAAATAATATAAAGAATAAATTCTATATATAGAATATATACAGGTATATATAGATATTAATAGATGAGTTCTAAAAAAAAGAGAGAAACAGAAGGCGATCTCAATAATAAGAAAGCAAAGATGAATAATGGTGTACCTGATTTTGTTAGCGACGGATTAGATACTAATGAAATTAGAACTATTGTTCAAGATATTATGATTATTATACAGGATAATAAGAATAAAATGAAACATGAAGATATTATTAATAATATTAAAACAAATGATGCGCGATTTACAACATTTGCAGATAGATATCCGATGCTCTTTGATATGATTACGAGAGAGCAAGGATTTGATTATCAAAGTTTTGAGTATTTCTTATCAAAACGTGAAGATATTATTCAAAATAAAAAACCAAGTGATGATGTTCATAAACAAGTTGGTCAAGAAATGTTTGATAAATATTATAAAAAAAAATAATTATTTTTACTTTAAATATATAAAAATTGATATAAGAAATTAATAATATTTAATTTATACCCAAGATATCAATATGACTTCCGAAAGTTCAACCATTCAATTTCCTACTACCCTATATCAACTTATTGAAGAAACATTTAAAATTTATGAAGAACGCAAAGTTGTTGATGGATGCGGTGATGACAAAGGTGAAAACAGTTATGCGAACTGTCTTATTTATCTTTTAAAGAAGTATCATTTCTGGCCTTTTATGAAAGTTAAGAAATTTAAGGGACGTAGTGATATTGTTCTGCTTCACAATTCCTATCTGAGAAAAAATGTAGATAATTTTAAAGAATTATATGAGCAGTGCAGAAGTGTCGTTCTTGATTTTAGTCTTGAAAATAATAATATTGTAGTGACATATGCAAATTCTACTCCTGAAAGAATTGATTGTAACAATTATATTAATTCTATGTATTCCCCTCAAGATAAAGTATATGAAGCGTATGACGGAACAATCATTACAGTTTATAATTACAAAGATGAATGGTTCTTTGGAACTTCAAGTTGTCCTGATGCAAATAGTTCAAAATTTTCACATCCTACAAAAAGACACGGTAATATGTTTGATGAAATATTATTTAAAATATTCAAAGAACATATTAGTGCGGAAGAAGTGTCCTCTCTAACATCGGATGAAATTTCTTTGAAACTAAGAAATCTATTTGTGCAACATCTCGACCCAAGCATGGCGTATGAGTTTATTATTGTTCACCATGAAAATAAGCATATAGTAGATTATAGCGGACTTCTAGGAAATGATTATATGGAGTTATTTCATATCAATACAAAGCATCGTAATTTATTGATTGAAAATGATATTATAGCATCAATTATTCCATCATTATTTGAGAGAGGAGTTAAATATCCCTTACAATTTAATAATATTCAGGAGGCGTATGCGCATATTAATAGTTCTCAATATAGTTATGGTTTAATCGTTAAAAAGATGGTAGAAGGCAAAGTAAAATTATATAAAATTTCTACTGACGCTATTAATTATCGTGAAGAAACAGACCCCTGTCATCCAAATATTTGGATGAATATTCTATCTGTTTATATGAAAAATAAAACAGAATATACAATCAAGGATTATATTGCAAATTACAACCCTAATATCAATTTACCGGTGGATAATAACGGACAAAAAATAGACCCTACATATCTTATACATACTATTATATCAACCATTAAAGATAGTTTATATAATTACTATAAAGCGACGACAATCTATTATCCTAACTATAATCGCTTTAAAATGAATAAAGATATGGACAAGCAATTCCCGCCAATTATTCAATATCATTTAGCGCAACTGCGTAATCTACAAGTAAATACTTATAAGGCAAAAATGATTAATATGGGAAATGTATATCACTATCTATGCCAATGCAATGATGTTAATAATATCAAAACCCTCATTCAATTCTTTGCATCCAACCCAATTAATGAAATGCCCCCAAGAACATCTATGTGCTTCGCTATTATGACAAGTTTAATTTCTTAAAATATATTTAAAAAATAATACTTAATATATCCTATATCTTTAAAAATAATACTTAATATATCCTATATCTTTAAAAATAATACTTAATATATCCTATATCTTTAAAAATAATACTTAATATATCCTTTAATTATTTTTTATATTTTATAAAATATTAAAAAAAAATCGCGCGTATATATAGAAAGAATATAATATATATATATGAGTGTACCTGCAAATACTCCTGAAGAAATTATGGGTGGCGGCAAAGGGTTAAAGCGTAGACCTATGCGTAAACCATCACCTCGTAATTATCATAATAAATTATTGAGACATTTTGGTGGGTTTTTTGAGGGCGAAGTTATGCCTTCAACTATGCCTATGCAACCCGCAATGACTACTACTGTTTCAACAGGCGGTAAGCGAGTACGTGTACGTCGTCGCTCTGCTTCACCTGGTCGTCGTATTCGCCGTGTAGGAGGTGAAGAAATGGCGGGTGGAAAGAAAAAGCGCCCTCGTCGTGTTCGCCGTGTAGGTGGTGAAGAAGAAATGGAAGGCGGAAAGAAAAAGCGCCCTCGCCGTGTTCGCCGTGTAGGTGGTGAAGAAGA